AAGGTCGCTCTACCTAAGGTTCGAGTCCCTGTATGGGCCAGTTTGTAAAGGCTTGGATCTCCAAGTCGATGCATCTGTTTACCCAGGGTCGCGCCCCACTAAGAGTGAGGTGTCAGGAGGTGAAGTACACTTCCTTCAGGAACCAGGCCTAAAGTTGCGAGCAATCGCTTCTCCATACCTTGTTCACCAATTGGCTTTAGGGCCACTTGGAAGAACCCTGTACTCTCATATGCGTACACTCCCTTGGGATTGTACTCATGACCAATGTAAACCTATCTCTGCGATTCAGAGACACCTTACCAGCAAAGGACAAGTCCACTCTGTGGATTTGAGCAATGCAACTGATTATTTCCCTTTGGAGATTCAGCTTAAGGTTTTGGAAGCCTTATGTGGTAAGCATCAAGCCATCGATCTCTTTGCTGAGATCAGTCGATCAGTTTGGAAGTCACCAATCGGACCGATTCGATGGACTCAAGGCCAGCCTCTTGGGTTATACCCAAGTTTTGCTAGCTTTGGCCTAACCCATGGTTACTTACTTAAATATCTCCTTGGAAAGAGATATGAAGGTGAGTTTTATGTGTTAGGTGATGACGTGGTTATCTTGAACGATGACTTGTATCACAAATACAAGAGAACGTTAGATATCCTCGGTTGTCCCTACTCCCCTGACAAGTCTTTATCTTCCGTAGAACTTTGTGAGTTCGGTGGGAAGGTAATCACAAGTAAGTCTGTTGTACAGTCTTACAAATGGAGAAATGTCAGTAATGACAATTTCTTAGACATTGTCCGGAATTACGGAAGACGAGCTGTAGAATTACTCTCTCCTATCCAAAGGAAAGTAGTTCAACGGATTCAACACTGTGTTGAACCCATCGGTTTGAATTGGTCGTTCGAGGGTTCCACTCTCGAAGAAATGACCAGGATTACTCAAACTATCTACCACCAAGTGGATAGAGACGAGCAGTCCCTAACCGGGCTACAGAAAGTGATCGATAGAAACTGGTATTCTGTACCGGAGACTATGCGTAACTTTCTTAAACATGCTCTAAGGACATCTGTTGACATAGATGTTATCCAAGAGTCTGTTTCAACCTTCGACGAGAAGGTTGTAGCTACACTACAGAAAGTTTTCCCAAATGAATGGGTAGCCGCAATTGTAGATGCGAATCTACAAGGAGGCTTCTCTGGAGTGCCGAGGGCTGTCGGTATTACCGACTTACCCTTGGAACAAGAGACCCCTTCTAGGGTTACTACCCTAGATCGGTATAGGAAACTCCTACACCTAGAGAGGTG